TCAGTATGCTTGGACTGAAAAACAGGCCAAATTAGCACTGGTAATTCTCAAAAGATACCTAACAAAGTTTCAAAAACATGGTATGGATATTAAAAGTTTATTAGATAGTCCAAAATATGAAGAGCCTTTTAGGGTAATAAGTTTTGTAAAAAGCATAGAAAAATATATTGACGACACAGACGAAGAACCAAAAATAGAACTACGTTTTCCTTACAATAAAAAAATTGTTACGTTAATTAGACATCTAAAAGATAAAAAAGGATTACCGGGTGGATATGCAAAATACGAAGGTGAATCTAAAGTGTGGACGTTTAAACAAACTGATGTTACAACATATTATCTAACTTTAATTGCAATTAGATACGATTTTAAATTTGTTGATCAAACATTACTTGATGATTACTACACAGTAAGAAAAGAAATTGAAGGCTACAAACAACCTAAAGCAAGACTTATTGGAGACCAGATTGTAATTGATAATGCATCTGAATCATTAGACGAGTATTGGAATAACAATTTAAAAGATAAAAAAATATTATTACAAGTTGATAGTTTAAAAAACTTTGGTATTGATCCTAGAAATATTAAAGTTAAGGCCTGGTCAAAACTAGGTGGCAAAATTGCTCACGGAAGTTATCATAAACTATGGATTGACCGAAACGAATACAGCAGAGATGATGTACTTGCAGGACTATCAGAACTAGATTGTTTTCCTATTGTTATGCCTGTAAGTGGCGATCCTAATTCAAAAGAAGATGCAGATGAATGGTCACAATGGTTAAAAACATTTGAACGCCATGGTATAGAAAACAAAAATATGTCTTTTGGTTTTGATATTAAAGAACCAAAAAAACCAACAGAAGAACACTGCGAATACAACGATAATATTGTAGGTAAAATGGAAGAATCACAATTCCAAATATTATATGAAGTTCATCAATTGAGTAAACAATTCAAATATATTGACAAAGAAACAAAAGTAATATTTGTAAGAAATAGAATACCAAGAGCATTAATAAAATCAAAAATAAAACCAAAAGCATCACTAATTGCTATAGGCGGCGGTTATTACACTGCTGGAACAGACAACCTAAAAAGATTTCTTGATTCTTTACCTAAAACGTTGTATTATAATGATCATAGGCCATCAAGTTGGGAATGGCATGATAACATTATAATAAAACTATGAGTTCGTGTAAATTAGTAATTAAAGATGAAGTAAACGTAAAATTTGAGAATCTAGATCTTAAATGGAGACAACGTTTACACAATAAATTCAAATACCAAGTTCCATATGCATTTCATTTACCCTCTGTTAAGTTAGGCAGATGGGATGGTAAAATTGCATTTTTTGGTTTAGGTGGTACAACATATTTGAGTCTTGTTGAACAAATACTTCCTATACTTGAAGAAGCAGGAGTATATGTTGACTTTGAGGATCAAAGAACTAAACACGATTTTCAATTTAATGCAATAAACAAAGATTATTTGTCTAATATACAATGGCCAGAGAATCATCCATGTGCTGGACAAAATATAGAATTAAGAGACTATCAAGTGGAAACTATAAACAAGTTTATAGAAAACCCACAATGTATACAAGAGATCGCCACTGGTGCAGGTAAGACCATTATTACTGCGGCACTGTGCCAGTTGGTTGAACCTTATGGACGTACAATAACAATAGTTCCAAACAAAAGTTTAGTTACACAAACAGAAGAAGACTTTCTTGCTTGTAATTTAGATACAGGTGTTTATTTTGGAGATAGAAAAGAAGTAGGAAGATATAACACAATAGCAACTTGGCAATCTTTAAATGTATTAGAAAAAAGATCAAAAGATCAACACAGCACTGAGTTTAAAGAATTTTGCGAAGGTATTAATACTGTAATAATAGACGAAGTACATATGGCAAAAGCAGATGTGCTTAAAAGATTATTAACAGGACCATTTGCACACTGCGGTATACGTTGGGGATTAACAGGCACAGTACCTAAAGCAGAATTTGAATTTATGGGTATTAAAGTTTCTATTGGTGAAGTTATAAACAAACTTCCTGCTAAAGAATTACAAGACAAGGGTGTACTTGCACAATGCCATGTAAATATTTTACAAACACAAGACCACCCAATGTTCAAAAACTACCAAGAAGAATTAAAATGGCTAACTACGGATAGCAACAGGATGACCTGGATTGCACAAACTATAAAAGATATTTCTTCATCAGGAAACACACTAATTTTAGTAGACAGAATATCCGCGGGAGAAATACTACAAAAAAAATTAAAAGATTCTGTGTTTATATCAGGATCAACTAAAAATACAGAAAGGAAAGAACACTACGATGAAGTGTCTACAACACAAAACAAAATCATTATTGCGACTTATGGGGTCGCATCTGTTGGTATTAATATTCCTAGGATATTCAATCTTGTTCTTATTGAACCTGGCAAGTCTTTCGTAAGAGTTATACAGAGCATAGGACGAGGTATTCGTAAAGCAGAAGATAAAGACAATGTGCAGATTTGGGATATTACCAGCAGTTGCAAGTTTGCAAAAAGACACTTAACACAAAGAAAAAAGTTTTACAAAGAGGCAAATTATCCGTATAATATAGAAAAGATAGATTATGAAAATCCTTACACTGGAAAATAGAACATACACATTAGAAAAAATACCTGAATATGTTGATGAACAATTAAGATTTGCTGTAATGGATAATTCAGATCCTGAGAATCCAGATTTCTTTTACATACCTTTAATATTTTTAGAAAGTTTTAATGCTCCGGCGGCAGTGTTACAAATAGGAAAATATAAAATAAAAATGCCTTTGGATTGGAAAATGTTAATAGGTGAGCAAGGACAACCAGAAATGCACGTGCTACCAATCACAAGTTTAAATGATAGAGGGTTTGATGCATTCACATTTAATCCATTATCAAGTGCTAAACCAGATTTCTTTCCTATTGATGTTGTAGATATTTACACTGAGGTTAAATGGTATTTTCCTAAAATTAAATCAGGACAACTACTTGCTGTTCCTTTAACAAACGGACCAACACCTATTTGTGCTTATTTTGTAAAAGATATTTCAAGACAATGTGAAATGGTTGATTATGGCTCGGTCTGGTAGAAAGCACGTCAGCATTGAAGCACCGGTAATGAAAATACAAGGTGCATATGTTTGGATGGATAGATATTGGCCGGTGGATTTGTTTACGTGGATGAGAAAAGAAAAAATGCAATTTACAGAATTAAAAATGAGAAATAATAAACTTACACTCTATTTTCCAACAGCAAAAGAGTGTACAATGTTTGGATTAAAATATGACAGAGAAAAGCAAAAGGAAATTTTTCGAACTTCGGAATGGTCTTAAAGCAGTAGACTACAGAAACAAAGACTACTACGATAGAATAGACGATCATGAAAAGTCGTTGTATTCTCCTTTTATGTTGATGAGATATGCTTCAAGTGTTTCATCTAAAGATCCTTTTTATGTTGAACACTATGTAGAAATGGTAAACGAATGTGTTAATAAAAATTTGTTTGCATTATCTAGCAAACACAAAAAATTATGCTGGGTATTAACTTCTATGTGTGGAGCATTACAGCAACAATTTCATCCATGGATAAAACCTATGAAACGTGTTTCAAATAAAAGTTTACAACAACTAGAACAAATTTATCCAACATGGAATACTGAGGACTTAGAAGCATTAGACAAAGTAATTACAGACAGAGAACTTGAAGAGTTGCTGGAGGCACATGGCATCGAATCTAAATAAATGTACCTATTGCGATAAAGAATTTGCACGAGAAAGAACTTTACAAGTGCATCTTTGCGAACCTAAAAGAAGATATCTACAAAAAAATGAGAAGTGGGTGCAGAATGCTTTTATGGTGTTTCAAAGATTTTATCAAATACATCAAAACAATATGAAAGAAAAAACATATGAAGATTTTTGTAGTTCAGCATACTACAATGCGTTTGTTAAATTTGGTAGATTTATGATGCATATAAATCCACTGTATCCAGAAAAATATATAGACTATGTAATATTATCAAAAATTAAATTAGATCATTGGGCAAGAGATAATTTATACGAAGCATATCTAATTGATACATTAAAAGTAGAACCGGTTGAGGCGGCACTGCAAAGAAGTATTGCAACAATGATGGACTGGGCAGGAGAACAAAATGCACAATGGAGTGACTACTTTAGATTAGTAAACACTAATAGAGCAGTACAACATATACAACAAGGAAAGATATCTCCGTGGATAGTTCTTGGTTGCAACGCAGGAAAAAAAATGTTAAAATCGTTTAGTGACGAACAATTACAATTAACTGCTAGATATATTAGTCCAGAGTTTTGGAATTCAAAGTTTAAAAGTTATCCAGCAGATTTATTATTTGTACAAGAAACAGCCAAGGAGGCAAAAATTGAGTAGAGTTAAAATTGATATTGATGACGAATTAGATTTTGATTTGGAAGAAGGAGACATGATATTACACATTAAACACACTGGAGAAATTGGTAAAGTGTGTATGCCAGATATGAATTTAAAAGTAAAAGAAAGTATTGGGTATCATAAAATGTTACAGTGTTTAGAAATTTTAAAGCCTGGTACAAGAAAAGAATTTATTAAGTATCAAGAAAAAAAAACTAAAAGGACGTTAAACTAATGCCTGATGTAGATATAGATTTTTTTGATAGAGACGGTGTATTAAAATTATTTAAACATACTCCTGCATCAATTATCAATGAGAAAGCAAACGAAAAACATAAAACTGGTGTTTACTTTCATGCAGTACCAGAACATCCAGTAACAGGACACGCAACACTTGATTATAAAAAAGCAGAAGACAGAGGCTATTTTAAAATTGATTGTTTAAATGTTAATCTTTATAAAAATGTAAAATCAGAACAGGAACTTGTAGAACTAATGATACAAGAACCTAATTGGGATATGCTTAAAGATCAAACAATAGTTGATGAACTATTTCATTTAAATGGTCATTTCAGTATTGTTTCAAAACTACAACCAAAAACTATAGAACAACTTGCGGCTGTATTAGCAATTATACGTCCAGCAAAAAGATATCTTGTAAATGCACCGTGGGATGATATTTTAAAAGAGGTTTGGATTAGGCCAGCAGATGGCAGTTATTTCTTTAAAAAATCACACGCAGTTGCTTATGCACAGGCAATCGTAGTTCAGATGAATTTAATTGCTCGTGATAAATATAGTTTTAGTGCAACACAGGAAACGTAAACTCACTAAAAAATCAAAGAACAAGAAATCCAATCATCGCTCAAAGTATAACAGTTATCAGCCGGATAGTCCTTTAACATTACACTATCTTACAACAGGTGCTATACTTCCTGAAAAAAAGAAAACTAGATAGGTTTTCTAACTAATTGGATAGTTCTTCTTTTTATTCGTTTCTTTGAAATTTCAGAAAGTTTTACAGTAGGGCCTTCTACTATTTGAATATCTTTTGAATTTAATGTTACTAGAGTTGTACGGAAGTAACGAAAATCTCCTTTAAGGAATATATTAATTGGTAGTTTTCTATTAGACTCATACCACCAAATTTCACCACATTTCAAAAATCTCATTTTATCCTGCGGACTCATTAATCTACCGTAGTCATAGAAACTTATTACATTATTGTCTTGGTTTTGTACAATACCAACATACTCTAAGTCGCCCTTACGTATTAGGCTTAAAAATGGGAATTTATCTCTTAATGTCTTAAAAATTTCGTTCATCCTCTGTCCATAAATATTGTTAAATATGTACTATGCAAACAATACAAAGGTATTTACTCACAAACTCGGTAATCGTTTACCAAAATGGTTATCATGGAAGGAACTCAAAAGTGTACGATAGACGTCTACAGGTGTATAGAGGTGTATATAACCCGCTTACTTTTACG